AATGCGCAAAATCGCATCGATAGTGATCCTGATGATCACTCTGTGCGGTTGTTCGATTCAAACTGTAGAACAGCCGCGCATCGTCAGTTCATACCACTTAAAAGCCTCATGGTATGAATGTTGTAAGAAAACCGCAAACGGAGAAAACTACAATCCAGAAGGAATGACTGCGGCTCATCGCAGCTTGAAGTTTGGGACGAGGCTTAGAATAACTAATCCCAAGAATGGAAAATCAGTAGTCGTGAGAATCAATGATCGTGGACCCTTCATAAAGGGCGTTGATCTAGATGTTTCGAGAGGTGTAGCAAGACACTTAGATATGATAAAGTCAGGTCATGCTATTCTTCTCGTCGAACAATTGGCTAATGACTAAGGAGGTGTGTTTTTGTCATTAGTCGGGGAGCGGTGTGGTGCCGCTCCCCTTTTGCATTTATAAATAGGGTAAGATGTTAAAGTTCAAAGAATATATCGCTGAAGAAGTTAGCGGCAGTCTGTCGATCTTCGATATCGACGATACGCTGTTTAGCACAACAACGCAAGTTCTCGTAAAGAAAGCCGATAAGGTTGTCGAGAAGCTAACTCCAGCTGAGTTCAACGTTTACAAGTTGAAACCTGGAGAAGAGTTCGACTTCGCTCAGTTCCGTTCATCTAAGGTATTCTCTGATACAGCCAAACCTATTCAGACTGTATTCAAGACTGCGAAGAAGATGATTAATCGCTTTCGCGCGCATCCGAACAAACGTATCATCGTCGTAACTGCGAGAGCTGATCTAGACAACAAACATCTGTTTCTTGATACGTTCCGTAAGTATGGTTTTGATACAGGTCAAGTTCACATCTATCGTGCTGGTAATATCAAAGCTCCTGGCGCAGAAGCAAAGAAGCAGATCATTCGTGATCAGATGAAGGGCGGAAACTATAGCATCGTCCGCATGTTTGACGACGCTAAAGCTAATCTAGATAAGTTCATTGAGCTTCACACAGAGTTTCCTAAAGTAAGTTTCGAAGCCTTCCTCATCCATGAAGATGGGCGCATCACGAGGTATAACGGATAATGGCTAACAAAGGTCTACAATTCGAGTGGTGCATCTATCATCTTGTTGCGATGACAGATCCTAAAAAATTCGCTAATGATCCTAACGCTAAAACAGCAAAAGCGAACTATGCTACTTCGGAAAAGTCTGTTCAAAAAGATGCTAAAAATGCTATCGATATGATAGAAAAGAAATATGGTAAGATCAACGGGATCGAAAAAACTTCTGGCGGCGGAGTAGAACCTAAAACAGATTTATATATTTCCTGCGCGAAAAAGAAAATTAAGTGTTCACTTAAACACGGTGGTTCTATTCAACTTTCATCAGGCGGCGTAAAAACTACAGTTAAGTTTTTGAATGGCATTTTAACGAACGTATCAAAAAATAAAGGATATGACGCTAAAAAAATCAAATCTATTATGTCTGTGTTAGCTGAGCTAGATAGTAAGTATGGTGATCTTGGTAAGATGCCTAGAACACAAGCAGACGTTGTGATTGGTAAGACAGAAAGATACAATGAACTCTTGCAGAACATTCTTGGCTCTGGTAAGAAACCTGTTGTTTCTAAAGAATATGAAAATATAAAATTGGCTATCATAGAAGAAGCTATGACAGGTAAGTTTACTTTTGGCGCGACTTCAAAACTATCAGCTGATCATATTCTTTCCGAAAAAAAACTAGAACCAGTAACTCCAGCTCTTATCAAAAACGTTGCCGACAAAACTTCTGTTCGTATAGCTCTGAAGGGGCGCGGTAAGGAAATGGTTGCTGGTAAAGAAGTTCGACTCAATGAAGTCGTTGTTCGATTTGATACGAAAGCATAAATGAAAAAGCTATCTACATTCATCGCAGAAGAAAAGAACTTGCATATGGAGCACATCGAGGATCTTATCCTCAACGATGGTGTTGCTGGTGCCAAGCAGATCTTTAACTTCCTTTCACAGACTCGCGATTTGCTTGGCGGCAAGACTACAAAGAAGATTGCTGCCACTGTAAAGTGGGACGGCGCTCCTGCTATCTTCGCTGGTGTAGATCCGCGCGATGGTAAGTTCTTTGTAGCGAAGAAAGGTATCTTCAACAAGAATCCTAAGATCTACAAGACACAAGCCGACATCGATGGAGATCTGAGCGGAGAACTCGCAGCTAAGTTTAGTGTGGCTCTGCGTGAGTTTAAGAAACTTGGTATTACTAAAGGTGTGTTTCAGGGCGACTTGATGTTCACAAAAGGTGACGTTCGCGCTGAGACGATTGACGGGAATAAGTATTATACATTCCAACCAAACACAATCGTATACGCAGTGCCAATCGACTCTGTATTAGGTAAGACGATATCGAAAGCAAGCATCGGTGTAGTTTGGCATACAACATATGAAGGCGATTCGTTTGAATCGATGAGGGCATCATTTGGTAAGGGTATCGTCGAAAAGCTAAAACAAGTTGGCACGATCTGGATGGATGATGCGAACTACAAAGATGTCAGCGGATCTGCTACCTTTACTGCTGCTGAAACAGAAGCATTCAACAAGATTTTATCACAGGCGGGTACGATCTTACAGAGACTACCAGATGCAGCAGTAAATGCTTTCCACAAAGACCCAGAGCTACTCATTCGAATCAAGACGTATAATAACTCTAAGGTTCGCGCGGGAGAGAAGATTAGCAACACAACACAGCATGTCGCTGGTTTCATTCACTACATGAATGACTACTATCAGAAAGAAGAAGATAAAAAGAAAACGCCAGCTGGAAAAGCGAGCGTCAAGACTAAGAAGATGCAGTCGTTCGGACCTATTGTCAGCACGCCGCTCATTCAGCTGAAATCTATCTTCGACTTTATGAATTTGATTGTTGATGCTAAGATGATGGTTGTATCAAAGATGAACTCGGCTGCTGCTATCAATACATTCCTGCGTACTCGACAGGGATTGAAAGTAACCTCACCTGAGGGATACGTTGCAGTAGATCATTTGACTGGCGGAGCAGTAAAGCTAGTAGATCGTCTGGGATTTAGCCAAGCTAACTTCAGTCCAGACATTATCAAGGGATGGGAGAGATAAAATGGATATCATTATCGGTTTTGTTTTAGGTCTTATCGTTGGTTGGAACTTCCTACCGCAGCCAACTATCGTAAAGGGTTGGATCGATAAGTTGCGGTCAAAGTAATACTAACCCGTCGTAACACTACTCATTATAATGGTAAAGCGTAAGATTGTCAAGACTCTTTTATAAATAAAGGGAGCAGAAAGCTACGGCAATCCTGCTCTCTACTCATATGCGGTCAGGCTAAGGCAACCCCGCGAGGACACGATGAAGAGCGTTGTATTTACATTCGGGAGAATGAATCCCCCTACGACTGGACACCAGCTACTTGTCAACAAGCTGGTAGCATTTGCTCATTCAAGCAAGTCAACTCCTCGCGTTTACTTGTCTCACTCGGTAGGCAAGAAAGATCCCCTTCCATACGATAAGAAGATCTCGTTCGCTCGTGCAGCGTTCGGTGCGATCGTGCGCAAATCAAACTCAAAGAACGTGATTCAAATTCTCAAGGATCTTGAGAGAGAAGGTTTCACTCACGTTACGATGTTCGCTGGTTCGGATCGCGTGCCTGAGTTCACTAAGCTATTGAACAACTATAACGGTAAAGAGTATACCTTCGAAAAGATCACAGTCAAATCAGCTGGTGAACGCGATCCAGACGCAGACGACGTATCTGGTATGTCAGCCAGCAAGATGCGCGCTCTCGCAGTAGATAACCAAGACGCAGCTTTTATGCGCGGCGCTCCCAATACACTCAAAGCAGCACAAGCTAAGAATATGTTCACTGCTGTGCGTAAGGCTCTACTAGGAGAAGATGTTATGGAATATGGCCATGACGAGAGATTCCTCGAGTTCATTTTCGAATCAGACATGAAAGACGATCTGACCGATCTTCCTTCCGATGGTGAGATCGCAAAGCATTTCGACTCGCTCTCAGGAGATGATCTTGATCTCGACGACGCCGATGCTATGATGCTCGATATCATTCTTGATAGAGAAGAAGATAAGGAAGATATCGAAGAAGCTCGCGTTCTTAACATTCAGCAACGCCAGAAACTTGCGCAGCGTATGAAGTCTATGTCGAAGCGCCTTGCTCGTCTTCGTCAGATCAAGGCGAAGCAGATGCCAGCTCAGCAGCGTCTTCGCATGCGCGCGAGAAAGGCTGCTATCATGTTGCTGCGTAAGCGCGCAACTGGAAGAAAGAATCTTGAGTATAGCTCGCTGTCAAGATCGCAGCGTATCGCAGTAGATACAGCTCTCGTTCAGCGTTTTGGTAAAAATCTCAACTCGCTCGTTGGTCGTTTGGCTACAAGATTGATGCCACGAGTTCGCAAACATGCGCAGGAATACATGAAGAAAGCAAGAGAAGAAACCAAAGAGTCATTCGTTTACGAAGCGAAGGAAAAAGAAGGTTCTGCTAAGGACGTCGCTCAAGACAAGGTACAGGCTGCAAAGCGCGGTATGTCTGTGGCTGATTGGGAAAAGACAAAGGCTGACGCTGCTCATGATTCACCACTCAATATCAATCCGCTGAAGCTGGATACTCTTGGTATTGATCCAACTCTAAACGATCGTGATGCACCAAATCCGAAGCAAGGACATCTGCATCTAAATCGTAAACTAAAACACTATTCACGAGTTGACGAAGGTCGTAAAGGAACTGTTGATCAGCAGGATGCTGGCGATACGAATATCATCTATCAGATGCGTAAGACTGTAAACTCTCGCGGCGAACACGAAACTGTATTCGCCGACAAACATAAGACGCGCATCTCAGTTGCAGACGCAAAGAAGATGCTTGCTAAGTTCGACGCTCTGCGTTTGCCAGCAGACAAGCATGACTTCACAATTCAAGCTGGTAAGTCGCTCGCTTCGTTCAAGGACGTGATGGCTCACGGCGTCAAGCACGAAAAGAAGAAGATCTCGCTCGGCGGTAAGCAGTTCAAAGAGTTTTATATGGGTGTTGGTCGCACTAGAACTATCTCTCCTTATGATGGTGATGAAGCACCAGGCACTCGTCGTGTAGCGGAAGCTGCTAAGGATGAAGATCGTCCAGAAGATCCAAATCGTTCACGCCCACTTTCACAGAAGCTAGATCTGTTGCTTCGTCTTGGTTTGGCTGACACCGACGATCTGCAGAAGTATCGTCGTGCGCTGCGTTCGTCAAAGAAAGCTGCGCTTCAGTCACCAGAGATGCGATCGAAGCTCGCTGATCTGCTCGACAAGCTAATCGATCTGACGACACAAGATCCAGCAACGTATTCTCGCGTTCGCTATCGCGTTCAGACAAAGGAAGCCATGTCGCTTCTGAATAAGGCTGAAAAGTCTGGCGTTGATGTGGAGATCATCTTCGAAGTATTCGCCCGTGGATACGAAGAGAACGAAGATATCAACGAAGCGTTCAATCGCGTCAACTCATTCATTGCTGGCGGAAAGGCTGCTGAGATGGATAAAGATCTTTCAGAAAAAGTAAAGGAACCAACAGGCGGACTCAAGGATGCTTGCTGGTCTGGTTACACAGCAGTTGGTATGAAGATGAAGAATGGTCGCAAGGTTCCTAACTGCGTTCCTAAAGAAGAAGTGAACGAAATCGTTGTTTCTAGAAAGATGACTCCTGCTGAAAGAAAAGCTCATGCGTCTTATGTTATGAAACATAGAAATAGAGTTGCAGATGCTGATACAGGTGTTAAATCTCCTGTCAAGAAAACTATGGCGGATATCAAAAGAATTAGCAACCAAGACTATTCTCATCAGCCAAGCAGAATGAACCTTGTTGGATACGATAAGCACGAGGCAGTTTCATCAAAGCAACAGAAAGCTGCTGGTGCTGCTCTTGCTACACAACGTGGTGAGTATGCTGGCGGTAAGAAAGGTGGAGCTGTCAATCGTATGGCTCTCATGAAGACTAAGGATCTGGTCAAGCTCGCTAAGAAAAAGAAAGAAGCAAACGAAGCTGTTCAGAACTGGAAAAATGCCGAACTGCATCATAAACACGACACGCAGTATAACAGAGGCATTTCTAAAAAGCCTTATGTCGATCGTAAGTTTACACCATATCGTGACGACCAAAGAAAGGTTGGCGCAGATTCTATGAAAGACTTTCTTGATAAAGGCGGAAAGATTCAAAAAATAGCGCCCGGAACCAAGGCTATAAAATCATACGTTAAACCTAAGAAGTATATGACGCCTAATCAGGCTTCACGAGTTATCGAGCAGATGTCGACTCATGATGCTGTTCCTCTATCAAAGAGAGCGAAGCGCGTCAAGAGTTTCCATGCTTGGCATCCAAAGATGACCGAGGCTAAACAACGTCATGCTGACATCAAGATGGTCAAGGTTCGTATGCCTGATGGATCGATCAAGTATCGTAAGGAAAAGGTAGCTACGGCAGTTCAGCACGAAGCTAAATCGCATCCACATCCTACTGTTCAGAAAACACATCCACATCCTACTGGTAAAGTGCCGTATGGTTCTATGACAGATAAGGAACTTCGCGACGCTCTTCCAAAGAAAGTTAAAGCGGCAAGCGAAGCATATACAGGATCAGAGCCAACGACAGGTAACATGGCTGATCCAGCAAATCGTTTCGTAGGAACGAACGCGATTCGTCAGAACTATGCTAACGTGACTCCTGGTCAGGGATCAGCTGCTGGTGAGATTGCAGTAGCTAAGTTCGCACCTGAGAAAGTTGACTATACATCATCGATGGCTAAGAAGACGAGAACAGAAGTAGATCAGTCAAAAGATAATATGTCCAAGAAACATCTTGGTGATATTCGTAAGGCTCTCGGTGGTATTCGTGAGTCGCATGATCTGAACGAATCGTTTTCTGCTGGATTTGAACTTGCTCCACTTGCGCGCGATTATGGTATTAAGATTCAATCTGCGTTCGAGCATCATCCAGATGTTCAAGCACAGATCGACGCTCAGGAAGCTATATATCAAGGACGTTCAGTTCAACTGAATAAGCCTATGCAAGGTGATGTAAAGAAATCCAAAGTTTATGTTCGTGATCCTTCAACTGGTAATGTAAAGAAGGTAAACTTTGGTGATAAGACGCTAAGTATTAAGAAGGATCAACCTGCTCGCAAGAGATCATACTGTGCTCGCTCAGGTGGACAGGGTAACTTAACTAAGAAGACCAGTGCTAATTACTGGTCGCGTAGAGCATGGAATTGTTAATAGGAGAAACTGAAATGAATGACTTGTATATTTGGGGCGGAATTGCTGCAGCTATCATTGCTCTTGGTTGGTTGTGGTGGCCTAAGAAGGAAGAAGCTAAGGTTGAAGAAAAGCCAGCTGATCCTGCTCCAGTGGCTGTAGAACCACAGATCACAGACGCAGTCACACAGGCAGCACCTAAGAAAAAGGCTCCTGCTAAGAAGACTGCTGCTAAGAAGGCACCAGCTAAGAAAGCTGTTGCTAAGAAGGCAGTAAGAAAGGTAAGAAGATAATATGGAACAACTCGTAGAGTCACTCAAGAAGGTCCAAGCGACTAGCTTTGCGTTTTATCTTAAGGCGCATAACTATCATTGGAACGTAGAAGGTTCAAACTTCGCAGAGTATCACGAATTCTTGGGTGAACTCTACGCTGAAGTTTTTGGTGCGGTCGATGCTATCGCAGAGCACATCCGCACCTTAGATGCTTATGTTCCTGGATCGTTCTCACGTTTCCAAGAGTTGTCTTCTATCGAAGATGAACTTGCTGTTCCTACTGGACGCGCAATGATGTCTAAGTTGTATATTGACAATATGCGCGTTCTTTCTGATCTTCAAGCAGCACACGCAGTAGCTGAAACGCTCAACAAGCGCGGTATCGTAAACTTCCTTGAAGATCGCATCGACATTCATGAAAAGCACGGCTGGATGCTGCGCTCATATACTAAAGGTGAATAATGGCTCAGTTTAGAACCGATACGAGTAGATATCTACCGAACTGCAATACGATCTTTGAGGTCGTAATGCTTGCTGATCCCTATGGGAATCGTATCGGTCCTGCTAATCCATCAGGTATGGCTGTTGATGCGTTTGGTCGTGCTCGCGTAGCAATGCCGCTCACTCTGTTCGATTCATCACATAGATATCGTGACAACGGTCTATGGTCAACATCGAATACTGCTGGAACGACTTATGCGTTCAGTCAGAACGAAGGTCTAGTCAATCTAAACATTACGTTCGTAATGGCTCCTGCTAAAACTGGTCTAAGACAGCGTGTTGGCTACTTCGGTGCTAACAACGGCCTGTATCTTGAGCAGTCAAACAGCGATATCTATTTCGTAGAAAGAAACTGGACGAGCGGAACTCTAAAAGAAAATCGCGTTCGTCAGATAGATTGGAACATTGATACTCTACTCGGCAACGTTCCTTCAAGCCCTTCTCATCTAACTCTAGACTTGTCAAAAGCTCAAATTCTATTTCACGATATTGAGTGGCTTGGTCTTGGAACAACTCGTTGCGGATTCGTTATCGACGGCCAGTTGATTCATTGTCATTCATTCCATCATGCGAATGTGCTCGAAACGACTTACATGACGACAGCTTCGTTGCCTCTGCGCTATGAGATCAAGAACACAGCAGCGACTGCTAATAACAGCACACTGAAGCAAGTATGCTCAACTGTTATTTCAGAAGGCGGTTACGAACTTCGTGGTGCGCAACAAGCAATAGAAACCGCGATTGGTGCTCCACGCGATCTCACAACAGCAGGAACATACTATCCAGTCATTTCGCTTCGACTAAAGGCTTCACCAAATCGACTAGATGCTATTGTTATTCTTACTGCGCTTTCTATTCTTGCTATTACCAACAACGCAAACTACAACTGGAGAGTTGTTACTGGTGGAACGACCACAGGCGGAAGTTGGGTAGATGCTGGAACTGATTCAGCTATTCAGTATAATATATCAGGAACGAGTTTTGCTGGCGGAAGAACGATGGCTAGTGGATTCTTAAACGGTTCGAATCAAGGGTCTTCACCTGTCGATATTCTAAAAGAAGCGTTGTTCAAGTTCCAGTTAGAACGCAATGGTCTTACACTAGCGCCATTTGAACTAACTCTCACAGCAGCTGCTGATACAAACGGCGCAGATATCTATGCTTCTATGGACTGGGAAGAAATCTCAAGATAAGGAAAACAAATGTCGTATAAGAGCTTAGAAACAGTCATTCGCGAAGCGGCCTGCGGCTGCACTAAGATGAAAGAACAAAACGAAGTCGATGACGAAGGCAACATGGCTAAGGGTGAACTGCGTATGATCGCTTCGCGCGCGCAGGAGCTTATTTCTATGCTCGACGATAACACACAGCTTGAGGGATGGGTTCAAAGCAAGATCACCAAAGCTGAAGATTACATCAACTCAGTTTACGATTATATGAAAGGTCAGAAGGGAAACTAACATGTCAATCAATCAAAAGCACTTCGGTCTCAGCGACTCGCTGGTGAATGCAGTCAATGAAGCTCTTAAGGGTAATCAGCACAAGATTGATGCCAACAAGAATGGCAAGATTGATGCTCAAGATTTCAAGAAGCTCCGTGGTGAAGGTGCCAAGCCAGATTTCATTGATCTGGATAAGGATGGCAATAAGAAAGAGCCTATGAAGCATGCTGCAAAGCAAGCTAAGGAAGAAGTCGATCAGGTTAATGAAGCAGTTGAAACGACTCACGAAAATCCATTAGTAACTGTTCATGATAAAGATGGTTTACATACACACGCTAACCTCTCAACTGCTAACAAGATTTTTAACACCAATGTAAAACATACTGATGTTCATAAAGGCGATGTTACAGTTACATCAGGTCATAAAGATAAGAACAAATTAAAGTTTGCTATTTCTAAACATCATGCTACGAGAGTGGGCAAGCTGACTAAAGAAGAAGCTGAGCAGGTCGATGAGATCTCTGATACGACTCTAAAGAGCTATCGCACAAAAGCTATGCAGCATAGAATGGGTCATGAGCCAGGTGATTCTGCAGAAGTGAAAGCTGATAGAAACAGAAAGACAAGAAATCGCACTCAAGGTGTTCGCACTTCTTATAACAAGATAATTGGAAGATACGTCAAAGTAGGCGGAAATAACAAGAAAACTTATGAAGAGGTTGAAGTCACTGAAGCTGATGACGCTGTTGCAAAGCAGATCGCCGCTAAGAAAGATGCTATGCAGAAGCAGATTCAGCAGAAGATCGCTCAGAAGCAGATGTCTGCAATGCAGGCTAAAGCTAATAAGCGTCTGTCGAATATCAATGCCAGCAGCCACGATGATGAAGAAATGAAGAAGGGTGGTAAGGAAAAGATCGTTATCAATCCTCCACTCAAGGAAGCATCCGATCTTCCTAAGTCTGTTGTTTCGAAGGGACACGAAATCGCTAAGTCGCTTATCAAACACAAGGCTAAGGTTCGTGAACCATATGCAGTCGGAATGGCTCAAGCTAAGAAATCGGCTGGTATCAAAGACTAAATAGGATAACATAAGAAAGGAGTGCAGATTATGGCACAATGGACAATGACAGATAACGCTAACGGCGCGCCATCTTGGGCAAATACTACGCTCAATCTGGCAAAGAATAGAAATGAACTTTTTGGTAACACGACGATTGGTACTTTTCGTGCGAATATTGCCTATGGAACATTTGGTGTAAGCTCATCAGAAATGACATACGCTAACACTGCATCTACCGAAGCAGATATCATTCCGCACGCTGGTTGGGTTCTTCGCACACAGGGTGAAGGCGGCCGCGCTGGTCGTATTCAATATGAAGTTCTAGTTGCAGCGTCTTCGATTGCCAACGATGCTGGCGGTGGCGGTGAGCCTCTGGACGATTCAAGACTTCCAGAATAATAAGATCGGAGTCGTTAGATGGCTGACAAGAAAGTATCACAACTTACGGCATTGACGACCACAGCGGCTCCAGATCTGCTGATGATCGTCGATGATCCGAACGGAACGCCAGTATCGAAGAAGATGACTATAAAGAGCTTCTTCGGTTCTGTTCCGTCGAACACTGTATTCAGTGCAAACGTAACTGTGAGCGGTAATCGCGCACAGTTCGCTTCTAACGTCAATGTTACAAAGACTCTCACAGCAAACACAGTCAAAATCACGTTTGGTACTACACCAGGATCAAACAATGCGACTTCTGTTGGTATGGCTGTAGGAGAGTTGCGCTTCACCAATACTCACTTGTATATCGCTGTTAACGCAACGACAATCAAGCGTGTAGCGTTGAGCACATTCTAATGAGCATTGAAGTGACAGGACTCGTAGCAGCAAAAACCGCATCTGCCGCTGGTGGCATGTTTGGCGGATTAGCTATGTTTGCTTTCATGAAACCAACAACAGTGCTAGACGCTACCATTCGCGGTGGTGTCTGCACTGGCTCAGCAATTATATTCGCTCCAGTTCTATGTGAGTTCCTAGATACACCTATTTCTACGGATCACCTTATCGCAGCTGGAGCAGCCATTGGATTTGTAGCATGGGGCGTGTTGTCTATGACAGCACGCTTTTTCATTAAGGCGGAAGCATCTAACAAAGATATTGTAGAGGCTGCAAAAGAAATAAAAAAGTGAAATGAAGGGTAAATTGGACGATAGTAATTTCTTTCTTTATGCTGCACATCATTATTCAAATCCATGTGTGGATGAACAAGAGTTTATGGATGATCTGAATAGAATCAAGAACATTCGTAGACTTTTCGGTCGTTATGAAAAACATGGAGAGCTTAAAGAAAGATTGATTATAAATCATCTTATGGTTCTATACAATGTGTTCGATCATAAAGCTATGACGCGAATGCTTGCGTTTAGGCTCTATGATCAGCTACATATTCTAAAGCCGTTTCTGATGCTTCTAAACTATTGGCCTGAGCGAATTGACAATATTGGCGCAGACTGTTTAACGATTAGATCAAACGAAATTGTCATGGATATGCGAGTTGTAGAAGTTCTGAGGAAAATCTAATGAGCGACTATACGTTTAAGAAAACGACTAGCAGGAAATGGCAAGGTGTTGGGTTTGGAACAAATCCTGCATCGCATGAGCTCCATCATAAAGGTAAGCCAACAGGAATTACTGTTAGTGGTTCAAAGAGCAGTGATTATAACGTAAGAAAAGATAGTAAGCATGTTACTCTTTCTTCAACGTTCGCAAACGCAAAACAAGCAGCTATTGATCATCATCGCGGTCTTAATGAAGATGGAGAAGGTGGAGCTCCAGCAAATCACGCTGGTCCAGCTACTAGCACATCTGATGTTCACTGGAGCAAGCGCCAACCTCGTATTGGTGCCAAAGGTACTCTGAAGAAGTATGGCCAGCCTATGATCTTCAAGGCTATTATGCGCCGTAAGCAAACAAACGAAGCAACCGTATATTATAAAGCTATAGGAAAGCGTGTGAAGGCTGTAAGCCGCACAAGCGCGATGGGAGATGGTGGTGACGGAAGTGAACAAGTCCAACGCGAGTCAATTGTTAAAAGAGACGGTGGATACCGCCTTGTCTCGAAGAAATCAGGAAAAAACCTCGGAACGTATCCTACGCGCGCGGGCGCAGAGAGAAGAGAACGAGAAGTCCAGTACTTCAAACATAAAGGATAAGAAAATGGGATTGGGTATTAAGATTGCGATTGCAGCCATTCTCTTTTCTGTCGTATCAGGCGGATACTTCTACATTCAAGCTCTAGAAGGTAAACTAGAAGCAGCGGCTGAAGTTCAGCAGCGCATGGAAGGCGTGATTACGCAACAGAAAATGGTTATGGAACAGCAACAGGCTGATATGAAGAAGATGCAGTCTATCAACGCTGAAGTGGCTAGGGTTGCTCAGCAGGCTCAGAACGAAGTCAATGTTCTCAGCCGTAAGATGTCACGACTAGATAACCTTGCGAAGGCTCCGCCGTCAGAAACCGAAACTCGCGTTAATCGTGGCACAAGAGATGCTCTACGCTGTAACGAATTAGTTACAGGTTCACCATTGACAGCGGAAGAAAAAAGCGGTAGAGTTAGAAACACAATATGTAATGACTTGATACAGGCTCAGTTGCCTAAGAAGGAGCCAGCACAATGAGAATCGTTATTGCTGCGGTCTGCGCCCTATTCCTGGCTGGGTGCGATGAAACTACCAAGGTTTTAGATAAGCCAGTTCTCGTCGAGAGAGCTGAACTGATCCTACCTCCAACCATGCCTATCAATCAAGCGGAGATGAAGTGGATCATCATTACTCCTGAGAACTATGCCGCAAAGGCACAGGAACTCAGTGGTAAAGGTGATGTTGTTCTATTCGCTCTCACCTCACAAGGCTATCAGGCACTCTCTATCAACGTAGCTGAACTGCGTAAGCATATTCAGCAACAGAACGCCGTGATTGCAGCCTACAAAGAATACTACAAACAAGAGCAAAAATAGTCTTGACAATCTTCCTTGAGCTTATTATAATGAACCTATGTCTACTATCACTGATCACAAATATGCACAGATGATCTCGCACAAACTTCTGCTGTTCAAGCGGAAGTCTGAGCGAGTTTATAATTTCCGCTGTCCTTTCTGTGGCGACTCACAGAAGAACAAACTGAAGGCGAGAGGCTATCTGTTTGAGAAAACAGGCGGTCTCATTTTTAAGTGTCACAATTGCGATGTCGGTACTAATCTTGGTAAACTTATTGAGCTCGTTGATCCTGGTCTGGCCAAAGCGTACAGACTAGAATCGTATAAAGATCGAGTATCAGCCAACACTGAAGTAGAAGCGTTCGTAATTCCGAAGACGAAGGTTGAACGTCCTCCTATCATTCTTGACGAGATGCTATCGCGTCTGGATCAACTTCCCGCACATCATCGTGCGGTAGAATATGTTAAGTCGCGCAACATTCCGAAAGAACGTTGGAATGATCTATACTATGCTCGCGACTTCAAAGAACTCGAAACGTTGAACCCAGCCTACGAGGGGCGTTTGGTTTCAGACGAACGGCTGGTTATTCCGTTTCGACGCGAGGATGGGTTGCTCACAGGCGTTACAGGTCGCGCTATGGGCAACTCATCCTTGCGATATGCAACCATCAGAATCACTGATGATCCGCTGATCTACGGGCTCGATCGCGTGGCTCGTGGAAAGACTATATACGTCTTAGAAGGACCGATTGACAGTATGTTCCTGCCTAACTCTATTGGTGCAGGAGGAACTGACTTTCAGCGAGCCTTATATAGTGTGAATGGTGAAAATGTAGTTTTGATATTCGATAATCAACCGCGCAACAAACAAGTTGTTAAACGTGTTGAGTCGTTTGCCCAACGTGGATATGCTATGGTTGTGTGGAATAGTAGCTGGACCTACAAAGATATAAATGATGCAGTTTTATCTGGATGTAGCGTTTCGGAGATTGAACATCTACTAAATAAATCCACGTTTAAGGGTCTTGCTCTTAAGCTGGCTATCCGAGATTGGAAGAAGTGTTGACGCAGACGCAATGTCTGCGAACGGTATTATATTGTCCGAAGAAAAGTAAGAAACGGAGTTTCATATGTCTAATTCTCTACCTACCCTTTACCAGCAGTTTATTCATCTTTCACGTTATTCGAGATTCTTATGGGACGAGGGCCGTAGAGAAAACTGGCAAGAAACCATTGGGCGTTTCTTCGACTTCTTCGAAGGTCATCTCAAGGAACAACACAACTACGATATCAAGTCCTATCGTAAAGATCTTGAAGATGCAGTTCTTTCGCAGAAGGTAATGCCTTCGATGCGCTGCGTTATGACTGCTGGTGAAGCGCTCAAGCGCGAGAACGTTGCTGCTTATAACTGCTCGTACGTCGCAGTCAATAGCCCGCGTTCGTTTGACGAGATTCTATACATTCTCATGAATGGAACTGGTGTTGGTTTCTCTGTCGAGTCGAAGGACGTTGAGCAGCTTCCTATCATCGCAGAAGATTTCCATCCATCAGATACAACAATCATGGTAGCTGACTCAAAGCTCGGTTGGGCTAAAGCTCTCAAGGAACTCATTCATCTTCTCTACTCCGGTCAGGTTCCTAAGTGGGATCTCAGCAAGATCCGTCCAGCTGGAACTCCGCTCAAGACATTTGGTGGTCGTGCATCTGGTCCAGAGCCACTTGATGCTCTGTTCAAGTTCTGCATCGACATCTTTAAGAAAGCAGCCGGGCGTCGCTTAAACACATTGGAGTGTCACGACATTGTATGTAAAATTGCCGATATTGTTGTTGTGGGTGGCGTTCGTCGTTCTGCTCTCATTTCTCTTTCAGATCTAAACGACGATCGCATGCGCGCAGCTAAGTCTGGTCAGTGGTGGCTGGACGAGTCGCAGCGTGCGCTTGCTAATAACTCAGCGATCTATAAAGAAAAGCCAGATATCGGTCTGTTCATGGAAGAGTGGAAGTCTCTCTATGAATCAAAGTCTGGTGAGCGTGGTATCTTCAATCGTGCTTCTGCTAAGGCTACAGTTACGAAGCACGGTCGTCGTGATCCTAACTACGACTTTGGTACCAATCCTTGCTCAGAGATCATTCTGCGCGATAAGGAGTTCTGTAATCTGTCAGAAGTCGTCATTCGCGACACAGATACGATGGACACCCTAAAAGAAAAGGTTCGTCTTGCTGCGATCCTCGGTACATGGCAGTCAACTCTGACGAACTTCAAGTATCTCTCGTCATCATGGAAGAAGAACTGTGAAGAAGAACGCCTGCTCGGTGTTTCAATGACAGGAATTATGGATAATGATCTCACAAACGGAAAGACACCAGGACTCGCAGGAAGACTCGAAGAACTCCGCGCAGTCGCAGTCGAAACCAACAAGAAGTTTGCTAAGGAAATCGGCATTCCTCAGTCGGCCGCTATTACTTGTGTTAAGCCCTCTGGTACTGTTAGCCAGCTTACTGATGCTGCTTCTGGTATTCATGCACGCCACAATCCATACTATATCAGAACAGTTCGTGCGGATAAGAAAGATCCTCTGGCCGCGCTCATGATCGACGCTGGTGTTCCAGTTGAAGATTGTGTAATGCGTCCGAACAACGTGTATGTGTTCTCGTTCCCGATGAAGGCACCAGAGAATGCAGTGTTCCGTACAGACATGAGCGCGATTGAGCAGTTGGAACTCTGGGTTACTTATCAGGATCACTGGTGTGAGCACAAGCCATCTGTTACTATCTCTGTTAAGGAACACGAGTGGCTTGACGTTGGTGCGTGGGTCTACAATCACTTCGACAAGATGTCTGGTGTTTCGTTCCTTCCGTTCAGCGAGCACGTTTATAAGCAAGCTCCTTATCAAGACTGCTCGAAGGAAGAGTACGAGGCAGCTGCTGCTAAGATGCCTACATTCATCGACTGGACTAAGCTCAAGGACTATGAAAAGACTGATACTACCACAGGAGCGCAGGAACTTGCTTGCGTGGCTGGCGGGTGTGAGGTCTAAGCATGACAGAGAAGGATCTGTCGTGCCCGTGCGGCGAATACGATTACACAGTCATTTATGAAAAGCGTGGAAAGAAAGCAACACCTCAGTTCTGCCCCTTTTGTGGGGCGGACGCTGAGGAAGAAGCAATCGAGGAACTTGAAGAAGATGATGAGTGATTCATTATACAGTATCAATGAACGATACAATATGATTCTTGATAGAATTGAAAGTATCAAATCGAATCTTCATGTGATACACGACGAGCAACTCGAGCTTACGATCAAAGAGCTCGAGAAGCTCGAAGAATCTCTGAAGCAGCTTGAAGATCTCTATCCAGAGGAGGTTTCTGGTCGCCCTATATAAATGTATGGCGAATTATGAAAACCCGTGGACATTCAATGGAAAGGCGTTTGATAGTGAAGATATCGGGGATGCGTATGGCTTCGTATATCTTATCACAACGCCAGACAACAAAAAATACATCGGCAGAAAGTATTTCTGGTCGGTTCGGAAAGTTAAGGGTAAATCCCGTCGTCAACGATCCGAATCCGACTGGAAAAAATACTACGGATCTAGTGATATACTCAAAGCCCAAATCAAAGAATCCGACAGAAACCTCTTCAGACGAGAAATAATTTCTTTACATTCTACGAAAGGTAGAGTAAACTATGAGGAAGTCAAAGAGCAGTTTGCTTATGGCGTCCTTGAAGATGATAACTATTTGAACGACAACATTAATGGGAAGTGGCACCGTGGACCAGAACACATCACAAGCAAATCAAGATTCTCTGCCATCGCATCTAGGCGGACACCTCAACAAGACACATAACGATAGAGGAACGTTGGCGTTCTTGATCAGCGAGTACGGCGTCAAGTCGTTCCTAGATATTGGTTGTGGTCCTGGCGGCATGGTCGCGCTCGCGGGGATGCGCGGACTCGAAGCTGTTGGTATCGACGGTGACTGGCAGGTTCCGAAGGAAAAGGATACGAATATCGTTATCCATGATTTTACAACTGGACCTTGCCTGCTTACAAAGAGTCAGTTTGATCTCGGTTGGTCTGTAGAGTTTCTTGAGCACGTCGAAGAAGCATATCAAGATTTCTACATGCAGGCATTTGCTCGTTGTAAGTATGTTGTAGCAACTGCTGCACCTCCTGGTCATACTGGTCATCATCACGTTAATTGCCAGCCGCAGGAATACTGGCATCAAGTGTTTGATAAGCATGGTTTTGACTATGACGATGCCGTGACTCAGCGTATTCGCACACAAGAATCAACTATGCAAAAGCCGTTCATGCAACGCACAGGTATGTTCTTCAAGAGGAGATGGTAGTATGAATTACATTTCAAACGATTCAGATTCAGTAATCACAAGAGCAGATCAGATTGCGTATGATGAAGGTCTACGCAGCTATATGCTTCAGATCTATAACAACATGACGATTGCTCTTGCGATCAGCGGTCTTGTTGCTATCGGTCTTAACTTCAACGCGACTCTGATGGCTGCAATTTGGTTTACGCCATTCAAGTGGGTCGTTATCTTTTCGCCATTGCTTGCTTCATTAGCGTTTACGTTCTTCTTTGATAAGTTAACCGCACGAACAGCCCAAATGGCACTCTTTTCTTTTGCCGCACTGATGGGCGTTTCGTTCTCGTCTATCTTCATGATCTATAAGCTAGGCAGCATTGCACAAGCATTCTTCATTGCGTCGGCTACATTTGGTGCAGCTTCACTTTACGGCTACACCACGAAAAAGGACTTGACAAGTTTCGGTTCTTTTCTTATAATGGGTGCTATTGGATTGGTGATCGCAGGTATCGTAAATCTGTTTCTGCAGAGTTCGATGTTTGCCCTCATCATCAGCTGTATCGCCGTGCTGGTATTCACTGGACTCACTGCCTACGACACACAGAATTTGAAGTTGGTATACGATACGACTGAAGGCGAGGAGCGTGAGAAGGCAGGCATCTTTGGTGCTCTTCAGCTCTATCTTGACTTCATCAATATCTTCCTGAGCTTGGTCCAGATTTTTGGAGAAAAGAAAAATGATTGAACCTATTCGTATCTTCGTTGGCACTTCGTCTAACAACGAAGACTCTGAAGCTGAAATGGTGCTGGAGTATTCTCTCCGCAAGAACTCGTCGCACCCTATTGAAATTACTTGGATGCGTCAGACTAATGACACAGACTCTATCTGGGGTGGATGGCAGACACAGCGTTGGTCGACTCCGTTCTCTGGATTCCGCTGGGCTATTCCTGAAGCATGTAACTTCCACGGCAAAGCAATCTACATGGACGTAGATCAAGTCAATCTCCGTGATATCGCTGAACTCTACGCGACTGAGCTGAAGGGATATCCTCTAGCTGCTCGTCGTGGTGCTCGCTTTGGCGGACATGAGTTCTGTGTGGTTCTCATGGACTGTGAGCGCCTTGGTGACATGCTTATGCCAGTTTCGCGCATGAAGTCGAATCCAGATGCACATCATCGCTATATCGCTCAGTTCTCTGGTTCAGAGATTGTTTACGATCTCGACCCACGTTGGAACTGTCATGACGGCGATGGTCGCTCGCTTGAAGACATCTGGCATCTTCACTACACGAAGATGGAAACACAGCCGTGGAGGCCAGCTTGGTTCACTGGCAAGACTGAAGAACATCCTCGTCAGGATCTCGTCAAGTTCTGGCACGACATGAGAGCAGAAGCAGTTCTCAACGGTTGCTCTCCAGTTGTCAACAATGACACGTTCGGTGAATACAATATCATTGGTCGATAATGAAACTTTTTACAGCATGTGATCCAGTCTATCTAAAACTCCACGCTCCTGCGCTCGTAGCTTCTGCTGCGAATGCAGGGAACAATCTTCATCTGCATGTTATCAATGTTGGTGGCGAAGAGATAGACTTTCTTCACTATCTTTCAGATAAGTGGTTTGAGATGACGAGCGCTTCATTCAGCTTTTCTGGTGATCCGCAGTTCATAGAAGCTGGTGATAGCAAGTTCAAGAACTGGCCTGACTCTCAGAGAACAGTATATGCCTGTGAGCGTTTCGTAAAGATCGTTGATATCATGGAGCATGATTCGCAGGAAGACTATCTTATCATCGATACTGACTGCCTCGTCATGTCGCATATTGAAAAGCCTGGAGAAGATCAGGTTGGATTGTTCCTTCGTGAGCCCCTTCCACAAACACAGGGATGGGAAAATCAGGGAACCCGAGTTGCTGCTGGCGTAGTTTACTATTCGCACGAAGCTATCAACTTCGCCAAGAAAGTTCGTCAGCGTATCAAGCAGGGTCCACTCGCTTGGTTCCTCGATCAAGTCGCTTTGAATGAAACATATCAGAGCGAACTGAGCAACTATCGCTATCACTACTTTGATGAGAAGTTCATGGATTGGGAGTTTATCGAAGGTACGACAATCTGGACTGGTAAAGGTCCACGCAAGTATGACAATCCTACATATCTTACTAAGAAGAATCACTTTGATAGGATGATGCGATGAAAGTTAGAATTCTATTTCCACGTCTTGATGTAATGTTTAAAGAAGGTCCAGTTCCCGAAGCACGTGGACCTATTCCTGAGATTCGCATTCCATGGGTTACTGTAGCTAATCGCATTCTTCACGCGCATCGTATGAAAGGTGATGACGTTGAGCTTATTGAAAAGCCTCTGTGGCAGTTCACGCCAGAGTATACAGAGTCGCTGGAAACGGATATCGTCTATATCCCACATAAGTCGAGAGATACGTTTCCAGTTCGTGATACAGATGTGCGTTACTACATGCAGTCGGTATTCCCTTGGCAGTTCTATATCGACTCTAAGGGATTTGCTGGTGGATCTTCAGCTTATCCATTCTTGTTCGACAAGAATCGCGATGTTCCGCACGGCAGCTTCTATGCGCAGATGCAAGCTCGCGCCGCTCTAGGTGAGAGTAAGTTCCAGCAACCACCAAGCAAGAAACTAGATCTGCCTAACGATTTCGTGTTCTTTCCTTGTCAGATTCCGCACGATGAAACGATCAAGTATCACTCAAACGTGACTGTTCCTGAAGCACTAGAAGCTACATGCGCAGCCACCAAACAACTAAATATACCACTGATTGTGAAGGGGCATCCAGTAAATCCTGGAAGCATGGCACCTCTTTATGAGTTGACCACTAAATACAATCACGTCAGATGGGTCGATAATTCGATCCATGATATTATCCCTCACGCGCGAGCAGTCGTAGTCGTGAACTCTGGAACTGGTATGGAGACGCTTCTACACAAGCGTCCTGTTGTCACTTTCGGAAGATGTGAATATGATTGTGTGAGTAATAGAGCTACGACTGATAATATCGTCGATATCCTACGGGATCCTAAGTTCGACGAGAAAGAGGTACGAGCGTTTTTCGAGTCGTGGTATGAATGGACCTACGACACAAGAAGCAGTAAATCTTTTGAGCGACTTTAGGAGAAAGAAATGGCATATTGGGGATACCACTTGGTTTTGGACTGCGCAGAACTTGACAACGCAGCAATTACCAGCTATGATACTATCTACAATTTCACGAAGCGCCTTGTCAATGATATCGACATGGTCGCCTATGGTGAACCACAGATCGTAAACTTTGGATCTGGTAATAAGGCTGGATACACTCTCGTCCAGTTGATCGAAACGTCGAACATCTGCGCACACTTCGTGCCAGACGATGGTATGGGCGGAAACGCAATGTATCTCGACGTATTCTCCTGCAAGGAGTATGACGATCAGGTTGTTATCGCTCTTGTTAAAGAATACTTTGGCGCGAAGTATGTTCGTCCAAACTATTTGACAAGACAAGCGTGAACTGATATAATGGATATTAAGGATTGCGGTGGTAACTCAGTGGTAGAGTCACAGTCTTCATGATATTATAAATAGTCATGGAGGAATATCCCATGTTCTATACTGTTTACAAAACGGTCAATATCGCGAATGGTCGCTTTTACATAGGAAAGCATAAAACAAAAGATATAAATGATTCGTATCTTGGTTCTGGAAAACTTCTGAAACAAGCTATCAAAAAGTATGGTAAAGAATCGTTTAGAAAAGAAATTTTGTTTGTGTTTGATAATGAAGAAGAGATGAATAACAAAGAAAGAGAACTTGTTGTTCTATCCGAATCTTCTTATAATGTATCTGAAGGCGGTAACGGAGGATTTGGATATATCAATTCGAACGATATACCAAAGTTCAAGGGAAAGCGACATAAAGAAGAATCTAAGAAAAAGATGACTCATTATGGTAATGATCATAGAAAAGGCATTCCTATTTCCGAAGAACACAAAAAAGCCATTTCAATCAAAAATTCTATCGCCCTAAAAGGTAAACCGAAATCTGATGAACATAGAAAAAACATCTCTGAAGCTATCAAACGAAAGCACAGAGAAAAGCTCGCGGGTATGGTATAAAGGCTGTGCCCTAGCCTTCCAAGCTAGAGATACCAGTTCAAGTCTGGTTGCCCGCTCCAAAATTCGCGACTGGCTAGAAATAGTCGTGGTGTTAGTCATCTGTAATTGGATGGCTTTGATCGCAGGAATAAGCCTGCTTATTTGGTATGTTGTTTTCAACTAAGGAGTAAATATGAAGAAGACAATCGTTGCGTTCGCTCTCGCTCTCAGCACAGTCACTGCTGCTGCTTCAGATGCACCGAGCGTTCCTTCCCGTTCAAATCCAATCGCACCTACTGCCAGTGCAGTATCAGCCCCTAAGTTTTGGGTTGGTATCAATGCTGGTGGTCTCGTTAATAACGGCATCAACGGCATTCAAGATGCGCCGTGGAATGTAGGTGTTACTGGTGGATACAATTTCTTCAAGCTCGGCCCAATCGGTCTTGCTGTCGAAGGAACGTATGACTACAAGAAGGGCGACACGCAAGACGTAGCTGGTAATGTTGTTGGTTCGGTCGCTTTCGGTTCACTCGCTCCATACGCTCTCGCTGGCGTTGGTTACCGTTGGGCTGATATCAAGAACGAAAAGATTTGGAATGTTGGTGGCGGCGTGAAGTATTCATTCGCTCGCAATATCGAAATCGATGCACGTTATCGTCGCGTTGAAGATTGGGATCGCACGAAGCATGATGATCGTGTGACCTTCGGTGTGAACTATAAGTTCTGATGATTAGAGCGGCATACATACTTGCTGCTCTATCATTCTTAACGACTGGACTGTTGCTCTGGTGGGCGTATGGTCCAGTCGTTTTCTTTTCATACATGATCACCTCATTCATGTGTTGAAGCCCGCGTAGCCCAATAGGCAGAGGCAGGAGACTTAAAATCTCCCAAGTGTCAGTTCGACCCTGACCGCGGGCACCAATCGTAACGGAAGCGTAACGATTGAAATAGGGACTTGACAATCGACTCACTTTCGTATAGAATCAATAATGGATGGACGTTCATCCATGAACTGGAGCTTTACTATGGATTTGGAAACGATTTTTCGTCATTTTCGTGCGCTGGAAACAGTAACGGAAAAGGTTACGTTCATTAAAGAACTGGAAACGCTTGGACTTCCCTACGAAATCAACTACGAGGGACTCGTCCGAGCTTGGGAACGTATCGAAGATTGATACAAAAAAGTGAAAAAAAGATTCCCCTGCAAAAACAATCACTTACAACTAACCCCTTGTTTTTGCAGGGTTTTCTTTTTGGAAACAACCCTTGACAATTAGCCTCTATTCCGATAGAATGATATATGTAAGGTCGAGTTAAGGAGTTCAGCTTATGTCTACCACCGATTGCTTTATCGTTCTCAGCCCCCTCCTCGCGCTGGTTACGTTCATGCTCGTCGGATTCAGCATTCGCCATTTTCTTGACAACCGCCCTTGACAATAACCCTAGCACCAGCTAGAATCAATATTGTAACCACTTGGAGACCTGTAATGAAATCTCAATTCGTAATCGACTTGCTCAAGTCCAATTCCAATCGTTTCACTCCCGTTCAGCTCGAGAAGGCTACTGGTTCGCCGCGTCGTGCGCGTCGTGCTCTGTTCCTCGCTCGTAAGGAAGGTGTGATTCTCGAAGCTATCCGCGACGGTGGTCGTGCAGTTACTGCGTACGTCCTCAGCGGTTCAATGCCTGCGATCGCTTCTGCTCCCGCTCGCAAGGCTTCGAAGGCTGCTTCTCCTAAGATTGCAGCGAAAGCGAAGTCCGTCAAGGTTAAGGAGGTCGACGTTTCGCGTATCTCCAACGAGGCTAAGGCAGCGATCAAGGCAAAGAATCTTGAGACGATCAAGACTGTTCATGCTAAGACTAAGCAGAACGTTGCTAAGCATCCGATCACAGGACGCGATCTGACTGACGAGCAAGCGGATGTTCTCGAAGAGTTCCGCGCCCTCGAGTTCGCTTATGAAACGGAAGAGCAGACTCGCAATGCTGCCCGCGCTGCTGTTCGCGAGAATCTTCCGAAAGAATTCTACGCGGAGTGATTCGCTTAGTTTAACAGTACCACGGGTATTGACAATCACGTCTGCCCGTGGTATCATTAAGCTAAGATGAATGGAGATCGTGATGATTAAGTTGTCTAAGGCTTCCAAGATGCCTGCCAAATCGTGGTCGCTCCAAGCGCGCAAGACTTGCCCTGGTTCTATCGATCCTGCCACGAAACTTCCTGTCGCTGTTTGCGCTGGCTGCTACGCAGCTGAGGGTTTCTATATGATGCCCGACGCGATCAAGGTTCGCGAGCACAATCGCGAGGACTGGAAGCGAGCTGAGTGGGTCGACGATATGGTGAAGGAACTGAAGCGGCAGAAGTTCTTCCGCTGGTTCGACTCAGGCGACGTATATCATCCTGCGCTTGCGTTCAAGATCTTTCTGGTGATGCAGAAGACTCCTCACGTCAAGCACTGGCTGCCTACTAAGTCCTACAAGGTCGATCGTATCCGCTCGATCCTCGATCGTATGAAGTCGCTGGAGAATGTCGCTGTTCGCTTCTCGTCCGACTCTATGACTGGCGAGTTCGACGCTGATCACGGCTCGACGGTTATCCCGTTCGCTGACAGCGAAACGAGCGCGAGCAAGGTGTGCGATGCGTATGAGCGCTCTGGCAAATGCGGTGACTGCCGCGCTTGCTGGAATAAGGAAGTGGCTGTTGTTGCGTATCCCGCTCACGGTCGTCGTATGGGTAAGATCGTGAAGGAACTCGCAGCATGAAATATATTGCAAAGCCATATCTAAATCGCAACGCTGGTATGAAAGAGTTCGATGATATCGAAAAGGCAGTGAAGTATCTAGAAGATTATACCGGCTATAAGATGGATGTTGACGTTAATCGTAAAACGAAGGAACGAAACTATGGCTGGGAACTCTGCGGTAAACTCATGCGAGTTAAAACGCAATCCGATAGCGAAAGACCTGCGAACGCCTAAGTTTCGCTCGCGCGTGATCCGCTCGCGCAAGCTATATAAACGCAAAGGTCGCGTAGCTCAGCAGGATAGAGCAACAGCCTTCTAAGCTGTGGGTCGAAGGTTCGAGTCCTTCCGCGATCACCACTTGACAATGGAGACGAAAGTGACTAAGATAGTAATCAATATCTGCTACGGTGGCTTCGGTCTTTCTAAGGCTGCTTGGGAACGATACGTTGAGTTAGGCGGGCAAGCTGAGTGGGATGGCGATATGGATCGCACAGATCCTATTCTTGTGAAAGTCGTCGAGGAACTGGGTGAAGACGCAAATGGTATGTGCGCCGATCTCGTGATCGACGATCTTCCTGCGGGGACTAAATATCGAATCGAAGAGTACGATGGTCTCGAATCAATCGAGACTGAAGACGACATCAAATGGAGCGTAGCATGAAAAAGATTCTTGCATTATCAATCATCGCGCTTGGTCTCGCTGGCTGCACGCCAAGAGAGCAGCAGTTAGTCGCCGCTGGTGCAGTAGGTGCTCTTGCTGGTGCAGTCGTGGCTAATGGTGTGTCCGACTCGTCGTATAATCGCACACACTATCGTTCGCGCCCATACGATCCATACTATGCTCCGCCGCGTCCATACTATCACCCGCGCCCTGCATACAATCCGTATGTGTATCATGCGCCGCGTCATCCGCAGTGTTTCATCGTAGATAGACACACTCCGTATGGTATTCGCAGAGAGCGAGTCTGCCGCTAAATAAAGAACTTGCTGTTTGAAAACATATAACGGAGATTAGCGCAGTCTGGTAGCGCATCTGCTTTGGGAGCAGAGGGTCGCAGGTTCGAATCCTGCATCTCCGACCAATTACGGAAGAGTGGCAGAGCGGTTGAACGCCTCGGTCTTGAAAACCGATATACCTTCACGGGTATCGTGGGTTCGAATCCCACCTCTTCCTCCATAACGTGCCCTTTGGTGTTGAAACAGACTAGGGTGATGGTGAATGATTCTCTCCTTCCTGCAGGTTACAAGGAGACACTTAAATAACCATCCGCTGCCAGACTGCGATAGTGTTCTGGAGCTTTTATTTCCCGATAGCTCAGTTGGTAGAGCAAGCGACTGTTAATCGCTTTGTCCTAGGTTCGAGTCCTAGTCGGGGAGCCAAATTGCGGGATTAGCTCAGTGGTAGAGCGCCTCGTTTACACCGAGGATGTCGGGAGTTCGACCCTCTCATCCCGCACCAGTTTGGGGCCATAGCTCAGTTGGGAGAGCGTCTGCTTTGCAAGCAGAATGTCGGCGGTTCGATCCCGTCTGGCTCCACCATAATTCGTATCTAGCCGACGGGCGAAAGCTCTGGGAAAGTAGATAGGGAAGTCGCGCTCCCGAAGGACCGGAGAGCCGATACGGATGCGATTGGTCGCGCTAAATAGACCCGCCGGGAGCCATGGTTAGCTCCCACTAATTTCAAAAAGGTTTCGTATGACAATCATTGATCCGACAAAAGAGTTCTTTTGCCCTGCACCGTGGAATGGTATGTATTGTCACTTGAATAATACGAAACCATGCCATGCGAATTCTGGTACAGAACAGTTGTCGCCAACAGAATACCTTGAGTCGGACTTTCTTAAAAACATAAAGAGAGACTTCATTGCTGGAAGAGTTCCTCCTTCATGTAGTATATGTAAGAATCGCGAAGACATAGGGATCAGAAGCACTCGTCAGAGCACTTTTCGAAAAGTAGATGAGATAGATCCTAATAAGTATCTCGAACTCGATAGTGAAGATTTCACAGTAGATACTCCCTCTGTCATAGCGAGGCTTGAGCTTAGAACGAGTAACCTCTGCAATTTTAAATGTAGAATGTGTAACTCTTCCTCTAGTTCAGAGCTCGCGCGCGAAGCTAAGGAATATCCTTTTCTAAATTCATACTTTGGTGACAATCAAGAGGAATCAGTAGAGTATACCTCTGATGCTTCTTTAGAAGAACTAAAGAAAATAACATTGGATGGTGTTCGCACTCTGTGCTTAACTGGTGGTGAGCCTCTACTGATCAAAGACTATTATGATTTCCTTGATGTTCTGATTGAAAGGAATCTTAATCAAAACATCAACGTAGAACTGTTCACTAACTGTAGCGTCTACAATCCTAAGTTCATAGATCGTCTCGAAAAGTTCAAGAGAGTTCGATTTGTTATGAGTATCGACGGAGTGGGGAAAACAGCTGAGTACGCTAGAAAAGGAACTATCTGGTCTACTGTAGAAAAAAACATATATACGTTTACCGGTATGAAAGATCCGTTTCAAATATTCTTTAATACAGCTATCAGTCCATATGTTCTACTCGACGCTTCATCTCATGCGAAGTTTTTAATGAAATTGTATGAGATCAATCCAGGTATCAGAACGAAGTGCTACGCGACAGTTACTCCCGAGCCACTCCATTTTAGAAACATGGATGTGCAATCTCGTAAGAAAGCTGTTGATGAAATCGACAAAGCATTAGAAATTCTTACAGTCGATAACTTCGAAATTCTTAAGAAAGAATACAGAGGTATCAGAAAGACTCTTGTAGAAAAAGATCCAGTGGATCCAAACTCTTTCATAAACTATACACGAATTCTTGACGCCATTCGTAATGAAAAATTCGAAGACGTTTTTGGATATAAATTAGTATAACGTTTCGCTGGCATAGCTCAGTAGGTAGAGCGCCTGATTTGTAATCAGGATGTCGTGGGTTCGATTCCTGCTGCCAGCACCATCAATTCGCAGAGATGAGAGCCTGCGAATCACCATCTTTACGAGATCAAGCGTTTAGGTGGATATAGGCTCCTGCCGCCTGAAGAGTCTCGGTTTCTTGATCCGTCTCATCTCGTAACCTACTCCGCGAAAAGGGAGATGCTGGATGGCAGTAACCAGCAAATGCTACCTGGGATGGATGGTAAATCGCGGGACTGCAAATCCTTGAGAACCCAGTTCGATTCTGGGAGGTAGCTCCATATTCTGCGGAGGTAGCTCAGTGGTAGAGCTCTTGCTTGCCAAGCAAGTGGTCGTGGGTTCGATCCCCATTCTCCGCTCCAATTTGCCCTATTAGCCCAACTGGTAGAGGTGTCGGTCTTAGAAACCGAAGGTTGTAAGTTCGAATCTTACATAGGGCACCAGTTTTGTCAGAATAGCTCAGTTGGTAGAGCGTTCGCTTCATACGCGAATGGTCGTAGGTTCAAGTCCTACTTCTGACACCAATATGCTACAGTCGGTGTTGTTGGGAAACACAGATCGACAAGACTAGGACGCCGTTCGAATCGGAGCTGTAGCACTTGCTGTCTTAGTGTAATTGGTAAGCACCCGAGTTTGTGGAGCTCGGAGTTTAGGTTCGACTCCTAAAGACAGTGCCATATAGTTATAGGAAGGCTGCAGAGACGGTGGTTCTGCGACGGACTGTAAATCCGTTCCTTAAAGGTAACACTGGGGGTTCGAATCCCTCCCTTCCTACCATATTTTACCAGATTAAATTTTGCTTCGGTAGCTCAGTTGGTAGAGCACGAGATTGAAGATCTTGGTGTCGGTGGTTCGATTCCATCCCGAAGCACCATTATGGAGAGTTGGCTGAGTGGTCTAAAGCAGCGGTTTGCTAAATCGTCCTACCTTTATCGGTAGCATAGGTTCGAATCCTATACTCTCCGCCATACTAAATAGTAACATATCGCTGAAGTGTTACGGTAGCACATCGGTCTCCAAAACCGAGAGCGTGGGTTCGACTCCTACCAGCGGTGCCACTTTATGTTGTTAGACGTTTTACTATATCGGATACGCTAAGGATTTCATTCACTTGATTGATTCCGTGTCCGATATATAGATGTCCTCCAGCACCCTTGACGCCTATTTCAAGACTATGACTAAAATTATCATCGTCCGGTCCATCGTGTTCTTTAATCACTATGGCGTTCAAGCCAAGACCAGATTTGCCGATAACTGTTATATCTTTACTCGTTTTAGATATGAGCAATTGTTTAGTTTCTGGGTCAACCTTAGATTCGCTCGATAGAGCGAATATCGTACCTATACCAACTGCTGTTGCTCCAGCTTTTATACAATCATGTACATCTTTTGAAGTGGATACTCCACCCGAAGCTATGATGTGAACTGTTGGATATCTTTTCTTAGCTTTCGTTATCAATTCAACTAAGTCTTCGTGCAACGGAGACACTTTACCAGCGCCTTTAGCACATTTGACTATTATCGCATCAATCACTTTATTCTTAGCTAAGGCTTCGGAAATAGGTTCGATAGGATAAGCAAGACATTTCACAATTATCTTACATCCTGTCGTCTTAATCTTCACAAGATTGTTGATATAACTTTTTAAATCATATGAACCTTCCTTTAAACGTTTATCTATTTTTAAATTGCGGATCTGATTTCCATAGTAAGGAAGAATTTCAATATGTGTGATACTAAAAAGTTCTATCATCTTGAACATTCGTTCGTAATGAGTTTCTAAAAAAATATCAGTCATGCTCACAATTATGTTACAGTTGCCAACTAGAGATTTAAACTTCAATATGTCTTTTACAAACTTTTCTTCTCGAAAGATTTTCCCTTCGTCTGCGCTATAAGCTACCATGATGATACTTGGCAAACATCCAGCTTTCGCTACCGCGATAGCTAAATCAATGTTCGATACTCTGTTCATAGGAAGACAGATTATCGGATTTTCGTAACCTAAAAATTCTCTATGACTCATACAACTATATAGCAGTGATATGATTAAGAATATGAATCTAGATGAAGTGCGTGATTTTATTCGTGATACTTCAGAATCAACTTGCATCTACATCGGAGCTGACAGTGAGCGATACTGTGGAAAAGATGATCTGTGGTATGCTGACTACACGCTGGCAGTCGTAATCCACTATGAAGGATCACGCGGATGTAAGGTGTTCGGCCGCGTAGAAACAGAACGCGACTACGATCAGCGCATGGACAGACCAGCATATCGCCTCATGAACGAGGTATATAAAGTTGCGCAGCTTTATATGGATTTGGCTGAAGCTATCGGTGATCGTCATGCTGAAGTTCATCTAGATATCAATCCCGACATTATCCATGGCAGTAGCTGCGTCGTTCAGCAGGCTGTTGGCTACATCAGAGGAACGTGCAACGTGACTCCTCGTGTTAAGCCAAACGCATTCGCGGCTTCTTACGCCGCTGATAGGCTAAAAGAAATTTTGGCTACATAAAGTCCTTGACAACTGACTCCCCATAGCATATAATGAATAATGTAATGAGGGGTCAGTTATGGCTATTTTACCTATCTACTACACCACGACCAATATGCGTAAGCGTAAGTCCCGTAAGCCAACACAGGCTATGATTGAGTCTCAACGTCTTACTCAAGAGCTTCTGGCTAAGGTTGGATATCGTAAGCCAACAGAGTCAGTCAAGAAGTTTTCATACTCACTCTCAGTAGAATCTAACGCAGCTCCCCTATCCAATACCATTCCTGGCGGTGTAGCTGCGAAGCGTGACTTGCGCACTGAGCACAAGTGGAAGCGCGACTGCGAGGAAAAGCCCGAGACCATTCGTGCTATCGAAGAGAAGGCTATGCGTGTTGCTCCTGCATACAATAAAGGTGCAGTGCAGTATATCACAGACCAAACTGATGCTAAGTATATCGGAAGGAAGATATGATGTGGAATAAGAGTGAACTCAGTGAGATGCTTCGCAATCGCAGACTTGAGGTTTCTTTCATTAAGAAAGATGGATCTCTTCGTGTTATGAACTGCACGTTGCTGGAGAAGTATCTGCCTACGAACGATAAAGAAACTACGAAGAAAGAAAACGATTCTGTCCTATCCGTTTGGGATATAGATAATAATGGATGGCGTTCGTTTCGCCTGGATTCGATTACTGAAGTGAGGATTGTGATCAATGACTAAACTGAATATCTCTGGACTCAAGGAAAGCGCAACGAAGGCTAAGGATCTTGAGCCAGCAAAGAACGGAACGTATGCGCACATTGGTTCTAAAGGCGGAACCGAGCAGATGTTCGAAGGGCTTATGGCTCGACTGCCTACAGAACTGACTGATCAGTTCAATATCATCTGCTCGCGCGTGCGCGAAGACAATGTAAGCACTACAAAGAAAAACATTCTGTGGCTTCACGATACGTTCGACGATCCAGAGTCGCAGCACTTGAAGGATGCTAAGAGCCTTGACAGATTCGAGAGACTCGTATTCGTATCACACTATCAGCAGTCTACTTACAATCTCGGACTTGGAGTACCATACGACAAGGGTATCGTTCTGCAGAATGCTATCGTTCCTATCGAGCAGCATGAAAAGCCTAAAGGCACGATTAACGTAATCTATCACACCACACCTCATCGCGGACTCGAGCTTCTCGTTCCTGTTGCTGAGTTCCTGGCTGATCGTGGCGTAGACTTCCATCTCGACGTTTACTCGTCGTTTGGTATCTATGGATGGCCTGCTCGCGACGAGCCGTATAAGGAACTGTTCGAGCGCATCAAGCGCAACGGCAAGATGACCTATCATGGATGGCAACCAAACTCTGTTATCCGTGAAGCTCTGAAGAAAGCGCATATCTACGCATATCCTAGCATTTGGCCAGAGACTTCTGGTATCTCAGTGATCGAGGCTATGAGTGCTGGCTGTAATGTTATCTGCCCAACGTTGGCTGCGTTGCCTGAAACTTGCGCCAACTTCGCTGTTCAGTATGGTTGGACGGAGAACAATAACAAGCACGCCAATATGTTCGCTGGCGTCTTGAGCATGGTCATCAGGGACTACTGGGCAGAGCACAATCAGGAACGCCTCAGGTTCCAAAAAGCCTACTTCGACAACTTCTATAATTGGGATATTCGTGCAGCCCAGTGGCGGGATTTCCTCAGCTCGATGGCAAACAAGCCTTGACAATCACCCTCACCTGTGGTATGATAAGTTATAGTGAAGGAGCGATCTATGGCTAAGAGTCTACTGTCGGTGAAGGCAAAGAAACGTAAGACTATTCTCCCACGCGGTGTCGATGCCAAACACTTTGGTGAAGAGCCGACTTGGGAGGATATCAGTTTCTTGAGTGATAGTGAACTGCGGGCTAAAGAAATGTCTGCGTTCAATTGGTACAACTATTTCTATGAAGCGAAGACTGGACGTAAGTTCATCGTCGAGTTCATGGAGTCAGTGAATATGCCTAAAGTCGCTGTTAAGGTATTCAGTCGACTGCCTGACGCACAGATCAACAGCACGACTGCAGCCATGGCTCGCATGTATATCATGGGTTGGGAAGATGCTGAGAAGCGCAAGAAGATTGAGTCGCGCGTCATGGAGCTGTGCCGCAAGGGTGCGAATCTAGTGGAAGAAGATCAGAAGCAGGCTGCCGCTAAAGTGAACGTGCCTCTAAAAATCAACACGAACGAGCTGATCACCGACATCGAGCAGATGATCGATCAGGAAGCGGAATCGCTGACAGGTTTCTACGAGTGGCTGAAGAATCGCAGCGCAAAGCCTACAGACGTGCGCGGAGTCATCGACTACTATGCTGGCTGGTTCCAAGAGCTGAACGAAGCATCAGAGCGCAACGCTGATCCGCAGCTGAAGGAAGCGTATTCGTATCTCACTAAGAAGCAGCTGAAGGAACGAGTCGATCTGTTCGCTGGTATCATTGCAGACTGCGAGTCGTATCTTTCCAACAGTCGCAAGTCAGTTGTCAAGAAGCCGCGTAAGACTAAGCCTAAGTCAGCTGACAAGGTTGTATCCAAGATCAAGTTCCAGAAAGAAGATACGAACCTCAAGATCGTGTCTATCGATCCTGCGAAGCTGGTTGGTGCTACTGAGCTCTGGGTGTTCAACACCAAGTATAATGTGTTGGCTCACTACGTCGCAGGAAATGGTGGACTCTCGCTGAAGGGGACTACCCTCCAGAACTTCAACGAGAGCTCACTACAGAAGAAGCTGCGTAAGCCTACAGACGTCTTGCCTAATATCACAGGCAGCACAGCTAAAGCAGCAGAACGTGCATTCACCTCACTCAAGACCAAAGAGAACGCTCCCAATGGACGAATCAACGAATTCTGCGTCATCCTTCGCGCAGTCAAGTAATGTAGTGCGCTTCCCTAAGAAGAGCGTTCGTCTCGTTTCTCCAGTGGAGGATGATGCTGCTCGTGAGGCTACGAAACGAGCATATGTCGATGAAGTCACTGACGCATATGCTCAACATATCGCCAATAAGTTAGGGCAGCAGGGCTTCGACATATTCAACAAGGATTTCGACAAACACTTTGGCTTTACCGTCGAAGCCCTACGCTCAACCCTACTGATGACCATGGATCTAAATCATCCGTTTCAGGAAGTCGTAGAGCATACAGTCAAAACCATAGCGGAGTTGTCGCCAGATAATGACGACGACGAGTTCGATCCCGCTTGACAATTACGCATAGATAGTATATGATACTATCATGCAATGGAGTTCGTTATGATTCTCGTAGATTTCAGCCAGGTCATGATTTCCAATATCATGATGCAGCTGGTTAACAATGAAAGCAAACTCGACGAAGATATGGTTCGCCATATGGTTCTGTCGAGCATTCGTTTATACAAGCGCAAGTTTGGTGCTGAGTATGGCGAGATCGTTATCTGTGCTGACGGTCCTTCTTACTGGCGTCGTGAGATCTATCCTCACTACAAGGCTGGTCGTAAGAAAGCTCGCGAGAAATCCGCGCACGATTGGTCGACTATCTTCAATGCTCTGCACAAGATTCGCGACGAGATCTCGGATAACATGCCGTATCCCGTGCTGCGCCTCGAGCGCGCGGAAGCTGACGATATCATTGGAACTCTGTGTCATGCCTACGGTCAGCACGGTGTAGTGAATGAGAAGATCCTTATCGTCTCAGGCGACAAAGACTTCGCTCAGTTACAGAAGTATGATAATGTTGCTCAGTACTCACCCATCGCTAAGAAGTTCATCACGCCCGACGTGAATCCAGAACGTTTCAAGCAGTATCACATTCTGCAAGGCGATAGCGGCGACGGCGTGCCTAACTTCCTGTCTGCTGACGATACGTTCGTAGCTGGTGGTCGTCAGAAACCTCTTCCCAAAAAGAAACTGGAAGAGTGGACGCTCATGCAACCTGAGCAATACTGTCAGGGTGAGATGTTGCGGAATTATCACCGTAACAAGATTATGGTCGATCTCGACTGCATTCCTGAGGATTTGCAGTCAAACATCATGAATGCGTTCACTACATATAATCGTAATCCTCGCAGCAAGATCTTTAACTATTTCGTTGAACACAGGCTTCGTCAGCTGACCGAAGCAATCTCGGAGTTCTAATGCCAGTCGCTCGCTATCGTAAGAAACCATCCGTCATTCATGCAGTCAAATGGACTGGTGTGAACACCGATGAGATCGTAGAGTTTACTGAAGGTAAGTTCGCAGAGCAAGTAATCTACGGTATTCCTATGCTGGAGATCTACACGTTAGAAGGCGTTATGAAAGCATCCATTGGTGATTACATCGTCAAAGGAATCGCTGGTGAGTTTTATCCATGCAAGCCAGGAATCTTCGAAGAACTGCATGAACTTGATATTGAAGTGCCAGACCTCGACTATCACAACAGGGAGTATGACAAGTGATCGATCTGAATAAGTATGCTGATTTCGTTATGGCTGTTACAAGTCGTGAAAGCCGTGAGACTCAAGTTTTCATTGACAAGCTAAAAGAAATCCAGTATGATAAGGATAATAAGATCAACATGTCGTTGATGCTTACGGCTATCATTGGTATGACCAGTGAAGCTGGCGAAGCTCAGGAAATCATGAAGAAGGTTTTGTTTCAGGGTAAGCCATTCACAGAAGATACGCGCCAGCATCTCAAGAAAGAACTCGGTGACGTGATTTGGTACTGGATCAATGCTTGTAATGCGCTTCAGCTCGATCCCAATGAAGTCGTGGCTGAAAATGTGAAGAAGCTCGAAGCTCGATATCCTGGTGGTACGTTTGACGCATACTACTCCGAGAATCGCAAAGAAGGTGATATCTAATGTCTAAGCTCGTCATGGTTGATGTTCTGTCATCGTTTCGTATTCGCTATGTCGTGAAAGTAGAAAGCGACGTTCGTGATGCGCTCGACGAAGTTGTGTGGCGCGAAGGTGACACAACGTTCAAAGAGTTCAGTCAGAAGCATATCGACCCAACCGCAATCATCGATCATCGCGAGATCACTGAAGAAGAGTATCTCGAGTTGTTTGATAAGGATAATGACTATCTTAAGACTTGGACTGACGAGCAGAAGAAATCTTTTATAAATGTTATTGAATACGAACCTAAGGAGTTAGACAATGGCGCTTGATACAGCAAAGTGTATGGCCAATATTGTTGCTAAGATTGAAGCACAAACCACAGTAGAAAAGCAGGTCGAGTTCCTTCAGCTGCATAGCTCATACGCTCTCAAGGCTGTGCTCGGCTACGGTATGGATCCAGGCGTCAAGTGGTTGCTTCCTGACGGTGATCCACCGTATCGTCCACTGTTTGAAGCAGCAGATCAGGAAGGTCGTTTCTATGTCGAGTGTAAGAAGCTGATCTACTTCGTCGATAGTCCAGAAGGACGTGAAGTTAAGCCACTCAAGCGCGAGCAGCTTTTCATTCAGGTTCTCGAGTCAGTCGATCCGCGTGATGCTAAGTTGCTTCTTCGTATGAAACATCGTCAGATTAAGATCATGCCTGAAGCGATTAAGATCGCGTTTCCTAATCTGTGGGAAGCATGGGGTCAATCTGTAGCTGCTCCTATAGCAGTTCCTCCTCCAATCATGGAGGTGGTAGTGAACGAAGAACCCTTTCACGAAGAACCCTTTCAAGAGTTACAGCCACAGACTGCTGTCAAGCGTGGTCGCGGGCGTCCGAAGGGTTCTACTAAGAAAGAAGTAGCATGAACACAGCTTTTATCGTTGGTAATGGTACGAGCCGCAAAGGCTTTGAACTTACTCGTCTGAAACAGTATGGAACGGTGTTTGGTTGCAATGCGCTTTATCGTGATTATCCTGACAGGTCTTTTCCTGATTTCCTCGTTAGCATTGATGATGGTATCATTACCGAGATAGAAGGAAGCGACTTTCCATCCAAGCGTTTCCTCGTTCCGCCAATTGATGAACGATGGGAACCTTCTGAGTGTAACATCGGTCGTCCACGCAGTAATGCTGGCATGAACGCCATGCGCGAAGCGATCAAGATGGAATACAATCAGCTCATCTGTCTGGGATTCGACTTCCTCATTCAAGATGGTAGTCAGCTTCTGTCGAATGTATATGAAGGAACTGAAAACTATGGAGAGAGCACTCGCGCGAGCGCGGGAGACAATCCTGGTCGTGTGAACTATCTTCAATGGTTGGTACGCAAGAATCCTGACGTTGACTTCATCTTTATCTTTCCGAGTATCGATAATGTGACTAGGATTATCGGCGAAAACGTCTATTTCAACACATATGAAAATCTCCTGAAGCATACATACACATAAGAGTTTTAGGAGGAGAACCCATGGTTAAGAAAATCTATCTAGAACACTCCAATCTTAACAAGATGGATCATCTGCTAGGAAAGTTCCTAGATCATGACTGCTATGATCTTGTGTTGACAGAAGATACAGATGTGTATGAGCCACTGACTCCGCTTCAGATTGCGAACGGAGAAACACATAGCGAAAAGAATCTGCTATGCAAGTTCCGCAAGAATGTGTTCAGCAAAGAGATGACTGAGTCTGCTTATAAAGCGCTGCGCTCTGGTGCTATCATGTCAGATAATCGCGGGCTGGCTGCTGGTATCGAACGCGACACAGCTTATCAGAAACTACCTGACGGCGAAGGCTCTCGTCGTTGGGTTACGCAGCGCGAGAAAGCTGTCATTCAGTATATGGTTAAGGGATCGCCGCTTTCTATCACTGGCGAGGATATGCTTCAGGAACTCTATAACACTTCTCTTGATAAGCCTCTTCAGGGTCGCGGGTCTGGTGCAGACAAGAGCAAAGGTGAGATCGGTGCTGGTGCTATCTGGATCGTGAACAAAGCAAAAGACTTTGTGTTCGACGACTGGTATAACGCAAACAAAGATAAGTCTCCGCACGATCGTAAGATGGCTGCTGATCACATTCTCAATGACATGATCTCAGATACGACTTATGCTAATGGCGTTCGCTCTGGCGTCGGTGGATTCATGGATCGCTATCCTCGAATTCCTTTCTGCCGTGAGACAGGATGGAGCGCAAGTCATCACGATCTCTATGAAGCTGCGCTTCCTCTGTTCGAGTCTGCTTCAAACGTTTTCCAAGAAAATCTTCCAGTTCGTTTCGCTGGTCAGATGGAAGCGATGAAGCAGCTCGGACCAGACTGGCAGATCGGTAATACTCCTTACACAACGCTGACTATCAATCGCGACTTCCGTACAGCTGCGCATCGTGACGTTGGTGATCTGTGTGAGTCGTGGGAGTCACATGAGAATCCGCGTGGCTTCAGTAATCTGCTCGTGCTCGATAATGGCAAGAACTATAACGGCTTCTATCTCTGCTTCCCTGAGTTCCGCGTAGCTGCTGACATTCGCGCTGGCGACCTTATCATGATGAATGCGCATCGCATTCACAGCAACAGTCCAGCGTTCGACTACGAAGAGGGATTCGAGCGTATGTCAGTCGTCATGTATTTCCGCGAGTCGATGCTCGAGTGCGGATCGAAGAAGTACGAGGAAGCTCGCAAGAACTTCGTGTACATGCGCAAGAACAACAAAGAACATCCACTCTGGCAAGAGAATTGGAATGGTGTATCACCAGCTATGTGGGATACTGAAGAGTGGGCTAACTATCTCGGAAACAATGGTCTTACCGATGAAGCTGAAGAAGTCCTAAATAAACTCGGTAAGGGTAACAATCAAAACTCTCTTGAAGATTTCTTTGCATGAAACATATTTTAGTGACTGGAGGAAGTGGGTTCATCGGCAGTGCTGTTGTCGATGAACTTCTCTACTACGGTTACACGGTTACGGTTCTTGACCGTGTAATCAATGACTGGACTAAGAAGCTCGATGTCGAGATACTCAACTTTGATGTAAATCGTTTCGGGCTTCATTCATACTACAAGAAGTTCGACGCTATCATTCACATGGCTGCAAGTCATGTTGTTCCTGAAAGCGTTGCTGATCCGATGAAATACTATCAGAACAATCTATGTTCTATGCTACGCCTTCTCGACTACGCGAAGGATAACGATACAAAGATCGTGTTCAGTAGCAGCGCAGCAGTATACGAATCATCGAGCACAGCTATCTCAGAAAATCACGAGACTACTCCACACAATCCTTACGGACAGACTAAGCTGTGGGCAGAGCAGATGCTCAATTCAATGTTCCACGCACACGGTATCAACAGTGTTTCGCTACGATATTTCAACGTAGCTGGCGCTGGTAAGAATCACGGCTACAATGCTAAGAAACCAACTCACGCTGTTCCGATTCTGCTGAAAGCTGTTCTGGAAGATAAGCCATTCCGCGTGTTTGGTAATGACTATCCCACTAAAGACGGAACTTGTGTTCGCGACTATCTTCATGTTACTGATGTCGCTCGCGCGCATGTACAGGCTCTACAGTATCTCGAGAATCACAGATGCAGTGAAGTTCTCAATCTCGGTACTGGCAATGGCACGTCTATGCTTGATCTGATCACGACGACCGAAAGAGTTCTTGACAAGCAGATCAAATTCGAGTATGATAGTCGTCGAATGGGAGATCCAGCAGTTCTTGTTGCTAATGCCGAAAAGGTTGAAATGATTCTGGGCTGGAAGCCTAAAAAAGATATTGAACGTATTATTATTGATTCTTGGAAGTGGGAAAATGCTGGTAACAATCCAGTCAGCTAATCGCTCGTCGCATATTGAAAGAATGGAACAGGCTCTCGTTCCTATAGTTCCCCTATGGATTGTTCCGCTTAGTCAAGTCTCGGACTACAGTCAAGCGCAGAACGTCATTGGTGTTGATGGCGTTATGCCAATGAAGCCTAAGCAGCTAAACTATGCTTTGGATACAGGATTCGCCAAAGATCAGATCGTGATCACTATGGATGACGACTTCGTGAAGTGTGTTACTGTTCGCCAGGAGGGCACGAAGTTCATCACTGAAGATGCGAGCCTAGCCAATTTCATCAACGACATGAGCGATCGCCTAATCAAGTCCCCATATTATATGGCTGGATTCCAGTCTAATCTAAATCCAGCGTGGTGTGGATCTGGACAGACGAACACGGGAATGGTCCTTGGTCAACTCTTGGCTCACAAGAAAAGCGACATCCGCTTCGATGAGTCATTGACAATGCTAGAAGATTTGGAGTATACTATAGCTCATCACTCGAAGTATGGTGGCATCGTAAGAATCAATGACCGCATGATTTACTTCCATATGGAAAGTGAAAAGAATCGTAAAGAGCAAGCCGGCGGATTCAAAGGGCAGCGAGATAAAGAACGTCAAGAGGCTGCGTTAAACTATATCAGCGAAAAATACTCTGCAAGGATAGGTGTCGACTTTCTGCGAGACGCGGAAGTGGGAACTGGAGTCACTAAGAAGATGCGCTGGAAGAATCTAAATAAACCTACAGTCTTTGACTACATGGAGAAATGATGGACTACGTTGTTGCTATCCCGAGTTATCGTCGCGCAAAGACGCTGCGTGAAAAAACTCTTGCTCTGCTCGAGCGCCATAACATCCCCGCAGAAAAAATCACTATCTTCGTAGCTAACGGTGACGAAGAATACGAATCATACCGTAAAGAGATTCCTGAGAAGTATAAGATCGTCGTTGGTGTAGTCGGTATGGGTGCTATCCGTCGATTCATTCAGAACTACTATCCTGAGGGAACGCAGGTCATGAACTTCGACGACGACTTGTCTGAAGTTCTTAAGAAAATCGACGACAAGACTATGGTTCCCGTAGAGAACCTAGAGTACGAAGTTATCTGTCGCGGGTTCGTCGAGTGTCAGAAGCATGGAGCTAATCTGTTTGGCGTCTACGCTGCTGCGAATGCCATGTTCATGAAGAATCGTGTGGCTGTCGGATTGTATTACTGCATCGGCTCGTGCTGGGGTCTCATCACTCGTCATGATAATGATCTGACTGTTACGCTCGACGATAAGGAAGACTTCGAGCGCACGCTTCAGCACTACGTCAAAGACGGAAAGGTTGTTCGTCTCGACGATATCACGGTCAAGTCGAAGTATTACACCGAAGACGGTGGAATGCAAGTCACGCGCACGAACGAGCGCATCCACGAATCGGCTAAGATTCTTGCAGATCGCTATCCTGGTCTCTGCACGATGTACATCCGTGAAACTACAGGGCACGCTGAATTAAGACTTCGCGATACAAGAAAAGAAGTTGGCAGCACTCTGGAATCATTTTTCTAAGAAAGGAAAGCATATGGAATTGTCGCAGTTCGCGATCAACGTCATCGTATCCGCAACGAGCTGGTTCATCGGTATCATGATCGCTCGTTTCGTTCTCAGCAGATACTTCGGTGTCAGCCCAGATGGTCCAGAAATGCTGAACACAGGTGGAGGCGTATCCACTGACGACGTGTTAGGATTCGACAAGGCTGAGCTGCCGTATATCCCTGTAAAGATTTCCCACGAGCATGGTCTCTACTACGCATGGTTTGCAAACAATCAGAAGTTCATTGGGCAGGCTGAAAAGTTTGAAGAGATCGAGATGATGGCTTATCAGCATCTGATGAAGCTGGTAGGTTTGCGAATGGAGTTCGACAGAGGGGATCTACCCCCAGAAACGACCGAAGAAAAGACCACTTGACAATTAATCCATAGTGAGCTAGAATTAAGAGTTAACTATGGAGAATCGTAATGAGCAGAGCAATTTCCCTAGTTTTGAAGTATAACAAAGTAAAGGATAAGTATAAGGGAGGAAAAGCTAAGTTCGATCCGAGTAAAAAATGGGTCGAATACAGTCTAGACTTAATCGAAGCTAAAGATTTACTTCGAAACGTCGATTTTATTACTCGCTTCGACTTGCTAAAAGTAATAAGTAAAATCGAAAGTAAACTATACTTCCACGAAAATCATGCAGATTTTGATTTTCGTTCAGCTACGAATAACTTACGATTAGCTCGCAAGCTGTTACGTCTGTAACAGAAATTGATACAAAAAAGATTCCCTAGTAGAAACAGTATCTTAGCTGTAAGTGACTGTTTTTGCACGGGAATCTTTTTCGTTTCTAGCCCTTGACAATTAGTTCTTAGTCCGTTAGAATGAATATTGTAGGATGAAACGAAAGGAAGTTCATATGTCGCTCTTTACAAATCCCGATGCTAAGTCCGCTAAACGCGCAACGCTCCAGTCGCTCGTTGACAATTACATTGCTTCTGGGAATTCTGTAGTCGTGTGCACTACTTACAAGAGCAAAAAACCGAAGACGTTCCGCTCGTCTTACGGAGCTTGGGGACAGGGAGCAAAGTCCGTTTCCCTCCGCGACGCAGGAGTCGCTAGGGGACGCTAAAAGATCCCTTGACAATCAGCTCTCTGCCAGCTAGAATAGTCTATATGATGAAAGGAACTGAAATGGATACGCTCTTCAATCGCTCGCTTATCGTCCATCTCGTCGAGCAATTCGAAACTCTGCTCGACAACTATGAGCTCCAACCCGACAATCACTCAAAGAAAGCGCTGCGCGATTTCATGGAACGTTTTCCTGGAATCGTGAACTACGACTCCAAGGGCAACTGGGTCGGCTCTGTCTCTAACGAAAACGGCTGGACTCAGTAATGAAAGGAATCGACATGACTCGCGACAATAAAATTGAATTCTTGCTGTTTGCCATGAACTGGCTTGCAGGCTTTGGTATGGGATTGGTTGTCGCCAAGATGCTGCAATAACCACCCTTGACAATCAGTCTGGCTCGTGCTAGAATAGTCTATATGATGAAAGGAATCGCCATGTTGACCGCCGCTCAAGTTCTCCGCCTCGTTGCTCGCTCTAATTTCCGTGTGATGGATTCATACGATCGCGAAGCATTTGCTGGCGTTGAGTCTCCGAATGCGCTGATTCACTACGCCGATCAATTCTGCGAGTTGTACACGATCGTCCTCGATGAGAATAAGATCTGCTTGATCGACGAGCACGGTTACGAAACTCACTACGATCTTAGCGAAAACGTTCTGGCTTAATGGAGTTTATCATGTCAGTGAATGATGCTGTTGCGCTCGCTGCGCGCCTTGAGTCGCTTGTCCGCCGTGCCGACATGTTTGGTAAGGATCGACTCTGTATCCTCGAAGAAGTGAACGACATTGCGTACGATCTCCGCAGCTACGCGGATCGACTCGACGCAGCTATGGAAAAGGAACTCTGTGATGAATGCGAACACATTTCTGCCCGCTGATGCGGAGCAGTCTAAGCAGGCGATCGTCGCTGCGTTGTATGATCGTCTGAGCGAAGTTCGTCGTGCGAGCGTAGTCAAGTTTCCTATCGACGACGACTTCGAACTGGGTATCAATTGTCGCTTGGCTAACGAAGCCGAGTGGCTGGAAGATTTGCTTGAAATGGTTGAGAGGAGCTGACTATGCCTAACTGGTGTTCCAACAACTTCACGGTCTATCATAAAGATCCCGAGATGATTAAGAAGTTCGCTGATGCGCTGAACGCACATGAGTTGTTTCAGACTTTCATTCCGCTCTCTAGCGGTGAGTGGGATTATGGCACAGCGCTCGCCGAGTGGGGTACGAAATGGGATGCGACTGTAGGCGATGTGGATATCGATCAAGACGGCAAGTCTTGCTGCGGTTGGTTTGATACTGCGTGGGGTCCAGGTATTCGCGCTTACGAAAAACTGAGCGAACTTGGATTCGAGGTTGATATCACGTTCCATGAACCAGGAATGTGTTTCGCTGGTCGATTCACTTCTCCCGACGAAGAGTATTATGTTGAATACGACTTCGAAGACGAGAACTGGCGCGATAAGATCGACGACGATGAAGTCATGTATCTGCTCGACAGCGAATACGAAAACTGGAAAGACTGGCAGGAAGAGCTCAAAAAGGAACAGGAGACTGAGTGATGCCATACGTTGAAGTGGATGTTGATCTCGGCGATTTCGACGACGATGATCTGATTCGCGAACTGAAAGATCGCGGCTATTCCATCGACAAAAGCAAGGGAGAGTTCTCATGGCTTGCTTCGTCTCAAGAAGAAATAGATCTGGATGATGTCTTGTGGAAGCTGCGTCAAGCCTACATAATCGACGACAAGAAACATTTTCCTAAATCATTCGAGAAGATCCTCGCAGAATATGGATATCATGTATGACAGATCATGAAACTATCAAGGCTCGTTTTCTTGATTTCCTTTTCACACAGATAGAAGAGCTGCATCAGCAGGGAATGCATAAGAAAGAAGCAGCGGAACTCGTTATGGATACTGCGTTCCTAACGTTACAAAACACGTGGGTCGATGCTTACGGCACGCGACAGATGGCAGAAGAGTTCTATCAGGTCGCCGATGGTCTGGTTGCTCGCTCAATGGAGGATTCTAAGTGATTATTGGTCTATGTGGTTTAATCGGTTCAGGCAAGGGAACTGTGGCTGAGCATCTCATGCGAGAGCACAGCTTTATTGGCATTTCGTTTGCTGAAACGCTGAAGGACGCAGCTGCATGTATCTTTGGTTGGGATCGCGAGATGCTCGAAGGTGAAACGGCTGAGTCTCGTGCTGATCGCGAACTGAAGGACGAGTGGTGGAGCGATCGACTTGGCTGGGAAGTTTCGCCGCGCAAGATGCTTCAGTTCTTTGGGACGGAAGTCATGCGTGATAATCTAGATTCTCATATCTGGGCGCATGCTACTGAAAAGCGTATGCTTGATACTACCAACTACTTCTTTGAGATGACTGGTCAGAAGCCACACTTCGTTATCAGCGACGTGCGCTTCCCTAATGAGATCGCAATGATTCGTCGTAATGGCGGAAAGATTTGGCACGTCCAGCGCGGCAATCTTCCTGAGTGGTTTGGCAAATATGATCCGTCGATCCATGAGTCTGAACAGGCGTGGAACAACGAGCAGTTCGACTCCCTAATCTTTAACGATGGCACAATCGAAGAGCTGAACCAGACCATTGACAATCTACTCCAATCATGATAGAATAGTATATAAGATGGAGTTTGGTCATGAACGTTGGCGATGTGGTTACCATTCGTGTTCGCGACACGCGCAATCCTGCTGTGTTCGCGACTGGCGTAGTGCGTCAGTTCAACGAGTATAGTGGCAAGATCCTACCCAATCCTAAGTGGGTAGCTCAAGACGCCATAACTCTCTCCACTGGTATCTCAGAGTTCCCCTTCCGTATCATCGAGCGCGAGCGTATCATTGGTCTTGGCGAAGCTGCTCCCGTTACTGCTCCGCGCAGCGACACGTTCATCGTTCAAGGTTCAAAGCCTGGATCAACTTACACAGTTACTCGCGATGGTTCGCACTGGAGCTGCACCTGTGTCGGCTTTGGTTTCCGTAAAGACTGCAAGCATGTTCGGGAGTGCAAGTGATGACGACGAAGATGGACCAGAAACATATGATTGGGATGTAGGAGTAGCACCATGAGCAACGATGATTGGGTAAAGCTGCACAAAGAGATGGACATTACCAATCGTCTTGTCTATTGGGCGCAGAACGAAGACATGATCGATCAGTATTATACTCAGCGTGGTCAAGACCTGCTAGAAGCTGAAGCTGAGATCATCAAGCTAAGAAAGCAAAACAAGCTCTACTTCGATGCCTTCAAT